CGGGAGATCATTGAGCAAGTGAGACATGGCGATATTCCCTTCGACTGGCTCATTGTATCCTTGTATCCGAAGGAAAGGGAATTCAAGGAGGCAGCAAGGATGTTCGGGATGATGGTGTACGAAATGCGAGCTTACTTTGCTGTTACTGAAGCCAACCTAGCAGAGTATGTGTTCCCACATATCCCTCCGCAAACCATGACTCTAGGCAGACTAGAGATCCTAGAGCTCTTCCATGAAGTCACTCAACCCACCGGCTTATCAGAATACATCAGGCTATTCCTCGAAGTCGATATTACTCGATGGAACCTCCACTGGCATCCGGAAGTAGTTGATCCAGTAGGATATACATTGGAGGACATGTTTGGCTTACCTGGGGCCTTCACAGTGATCCATCATTTCTTCCGGAAGTGTGTCATGCTTGTAAGAACAAGCGAATGTGAGCCACCCCATGTGTCTCTTGCAACAACCCCTGAGACATCAGCTTACTGCCCTGAGAGCTCCCTCATGTGGTTCAATCATGAGGTTGGGATAGAGGGACTATTTCAGAAAGGGTGGACACTCTGCACTTACCCCATGATGGACATAGCTCTGAGATCATTTGGCCTCAGATACTACCAGATAGGACAAGCTGATAACCAGACAGTGATGGCTTTTGTCAAGGTGCCTGGTTCCTGTGACCCTGATGAGTTTGTTCGGAGCCTTACAGCAGACATCAAAGCATCTATCCAGGAGAGTTGCTCCAGGGTAGGACAGCTGGTCAAGACGGATGAGACATTGTCTTCCACGTCAGTGATCACCTACAGCAAGAATGTCTACATTGACGGAGTTGAATACTTTACCTCCTGTAAAGCATTCAGCAGGATGATGCCCCATAGCAGTGCAGACTTCCCAAGCGTGTCAGCTTCTGTTGGAGCATTATCTAGTCAAGCACAGGCAGGAGCTGAGAGCCTCAAGCTCCCAACTCTAGGATATTTCTTATACTGTTTCCATGCTGCTCTTTACTTCACATGTCTCAAAAACACAAAGCCAGTGGAGGCATCCATTGTGACTCCCCGCACAATAGCAGAGATGGATTTCAACATGATATGGGCTCTTCTCGTCTTCCCTGGCAGCCTGGGAGGGTTGGAAACTTCCACTGTAACAAGCTTCCTATACAAGGGAGGTGCGGATCCCCTCTCAAAGGACTATGCTCATCTGATGCTAATGCAGGGTCGATCCCCCCTGGTCAGGAGGTGGATATTTGCCTTGCATTCAGGAGAATGGATGGAGAGGGCCCCCTCTCGAGAAGCGCTTTTCACGGACCCTTATGCTCTTCCTCTCACTCGAGGTTCTAGTCCCATCCAGGCAGTGGAACGTATAAGTAGAGAATCAGTATACACCCTCTCATGCAACCAAGATATCAAAGATCTGATGGCAGCGGATGTTTCTGCATACAAGAAGGACCTTGTTCGGTCACTAGAGACTATGTCTCCACTCAATCCCATCATAGCATCTGACATCTTGGGATGGTCAGTGGTCGGGGCATCCCAGACCATTGGGAAGATGTTCACAGCTACACGAACGATTCAGGACCTAATCTCCAAAGATGATGAGGTCGACCCCGTGGGCCTGATTCTTGCTTCTGGTTTATCACATCTAATGGAGACAGTGAGGAAAATCAGAAGTCTGCCTTACATTGAAAGGCGAGTGTTGGATATTTATCGTGACATCGAGCGCCTAAGAAGCTTTTGGGTAAAGGAAACTGAAATCAACCTGGTAGGAGTCACAGCATACACACCATGGGATCAGAAGGTTGATGTGTCATTGCTCCCTCCCGCCCATCAGGGAGTGCGAGGGGTTCTCAGTAATAATATCGGAAAGGATGCCAGCTGGAGAAGAGGACCACATACCCCTTATCTCGGCCGCCAGACACGGGAACATAGGAGTTCTCATGGTTATAGAATTGTAACTTCCACTGCTCCATCCAGGGCCATTAAAAGACTGAGTGACATAATGATGCAACCAGGGGTTGACTCATCTCTCAAACAGATGATTCAGCACGTTGCTTTCACGAGAGGGGACATTGACCTCCTCAAAACAACTCCCTATCTAGGGAGTTACTACGGTGGGGAGATAGCACATCGGTATTCCTCAAGGCTCGGGGTGCGGTCTGCTAATGGTCTTGGGTCTATGTCAATCGCTAGCAATGCTTTGATATCCACTAATTCTGCTGCTCCTCTCTCAGGCGGCGAGGATGATTACCCACGAATGGTCCAAGAAGACATGGTCGCATGCATAGGGGTCTTACAGATATCGTCACATTGCTCAGACCTCCAAAACTTTGTGACCATATGCTATGATGAAAAACAACTCATTCAATTGCCTGACTCGTTCTTGTACTGCTCCTTCCTGTCCATCCCAAAAC